GTCTCATGTGAGACAATGGTTCTACACCGCTAACGGTGTAGTCCTCCCATACATATTGGGGGGTGGCGATGATTACAGTATCATCGACTCTATGACAAAATTTGTCATGGAGAATTGCGCGAACAATTATGCGCAATTCATTAGTTGTCTCAAGACAACTAAGAAGCTGATGCGAAAATCAGCTGCCGTCCATGGTTGGCCGGCTCGTGGTATAGCTATACCACGTAAAGGGGAGACACGAATTTGCTTCCCTTACGTCAAGTTATTTAACTCGACGGTCGCAACAGAGCGTAATCTGTCGCGAAAGGAGAAATTTCGATTTCTCCTTTTCTGGACTCAATCAAGAGCCACAGGTCTTGCCGATGGCAAGATGGTCCAGGCTTCCCTGGACAAGTTTCGAAAAACTGTTTCGAAACGATCTCAACCCGTTGAGATCGATGTAGGAATTTTACAATCCTGCATCAGGACCAGTATATTAACTGGCCACCCTGCGCAAGTTAGCGCAGGGCCTAAGGCTTGTCTTCAAGCCCCACAGAAGCCAGTGCTTCTGGAGAGTCGGTATTACACCGACCCTAACCGCCAAGAACCTATTGGCGGTCAGTCTAGGTATTTACATTACCTAGCCACGCACCGTGTACTGCACGGTACGTATGATATTCGCACATTAGAATATCATCAGTTCGAGAGACCTCGAGCTGTCAGGTCATCAAATGACCTGCTCTCATGGGCAATCCATGAGGCGTTGACACACCCCGTGAGGGTGTGTTCTGTTCGGTATCATTCTGTTGCCGAACAGTCAAAAGCACGGTCAATAACCGTGGCCCATTATGCATATCAAGTCATAATGGGCGTGTTAGCGCATGCGCTAACACCCGCCGTACTATCGGCGGAGACGAAGTCAGGTCTGACTTCGGATAGGCATCTATGGAATTTCCTGGATACCAACCTCTCCCCAGAAGTTCCATCCTGGGAAGGTTCGTCTGGACACAAGATCCAGGCGATGTCTCTCGATTTATCGGAGGCAACGGACCACTCTAATTGGTGGTTCTCTCGGGCCGTCTGGTCCGAGTACATTCGACAAACAAGAGGTCGAATGCAGCCAACAGGACTTATGCTGTTGGCGAAGAGGTTATATACCTCTTCTAGGCCGGTATTTTACCGGACTGAAGGTAACATGTATAGTTACTTTCTTACCCACCGCGCTGCGCTGATGGGTGACCTTTTCACAAAGGTCGTCCTGACTATCAGTCAGGACTACTCAGCAAGGAAATCCTTGCTGGACTCCCCTATCGGGAGTATGAACACGGGAATCCCGCGTACATGTACGGTCATGCCGTACAACCTCACCACTCTTGGTGAGGTCGGCCTTCTAGACAGAAAGCCGACCCGCGAAACAATTCGCGGGGCCTCCTACTCCTTAG